AAATTTATTATGGGTTGTGGTATGATAATTGATTCACAGCCTAAGTTACTTCCTATGGTCTTAGATAATAAGGGTAAATGGATTGGTAAATTAGTATAATGAAACTATCAGCTAACTTTTCATTAGAAGAATTAACTAAAAGCCAAATAGCTTCAAGAAAAGGAATACCTAATAATCCTAACGCATCTCAAATAGATAATCTTAAATCTTTATGTACCAATGTACTTCAACCAATTCGTTCTCATTTTGGTAAGCCAGTAACTATTTCTTCAGGCTTTAGATCAGGAGAACTCTGCGTTGCTATTGGTTCAAAAATAACCTCCCAGCACTGTCTTGGTTTCGCCACTGATTTTGAAATTCTAGGTATGGATAACAAAGAACTCGCTGATTGGATTATTGATAATATTGAATCGTATGACCAACTGATCTTAGAATATTACGAAGGTGGTAATAGTGGTTGGATTCATATTTCTTATGTAAATGAAAAGAAGAATAGAAAAATTAATCTAAAAGCAGTTAGAGATGAAGATACTCAAAAAACAACATACATACCTTATTGATGACAAACCCAGCTTTATTTAAAAATGTAATTGAATCTCCTAAAGATACTCAGGTGGGTGGTTCGCATTATAAAGACCAAAAGATACAGGTGTCAGATTACATCTATGAAAACAACTTGAATTGGTATCAAGGCAATGCTATCAAATATATTAGTAGGTATAATAGAAAAAACAGCGATGCTTTTATGCAAATACAAGATTTAAAAAAGGCTGTTCACTACATACAACTACTAATTGAGAAAATAGAGAATAAATAGGTTTTGGAACAAAGAAAGAACTTTCAATCTAAAACCAAGCCTAAAATAGCATTTAAACCGCCAAATTTGCATTTTAAACGCATACATTTTAAAAATTTGATAAGTTTATTCTTTTTAGTTAAATATAGCAAAAAAGTCTTTTAAATTGGATATGGAAAATAAACATAAATATAGCTTATGCATTTATTGTGCAGATATTGGTAATGTAAGACATCATTATAAAGAATCAGTAGCAAATTCAGGTAAAAAAAGATCATATAAAGTAAATGAAATATTACCTACTTGTGTAGAATGTAATGCTTTGCTTGGCTCTAAAAATCCTTCATATGAAGAATGTTGTTATTTTTTATATGATAAAGTTTCTCAAAGACACAAAAGTATTATTTCTATGCCTAATTGGGACGAAGATGAATTGGAAGAACTTAGCGGTCATTTAAAAAGACAGATAAAAGCTAGTCTTACAATGAAAAAAATACACTTAGAAAGACTAGAAAAACTTATTCAAAATGCACAAAGCAACACAACATATGAAGATATAAAAGATATTTTGTGTATTGAATATTAACAATATAAATATAATTAGAATTTAAAGGTAGATATTATGTGGTGGAATTTAGCAAGTTTAGCATTTAAGGCCGGAACTGACATTTATAAGAATAAAAAAGCAACAGAAGTAGCTATGAGTGAAGCAAGGCTTTTGACTGCTGAAAAAATGAAAAGAGGGGAAATAGAATTGACTGCTGTTGTAAATGAGAACCAACAATCCGGCTATAAAGATGAGGTTGTACTTGCGATTGTTATACTTCCTATTTTAGTAATTTCTTATTCAGTATTTTCAGGCTCTCCAAATGCTAAAGAAAAATTGGATTTGTTTTTTCAATATTTTAATAATTTACCTGATTGGTATGTTTGGCTGACTGTTGGAATCTTTGGTTCTATTTATGGGTTGAAGCCTAGTTTGGATTTATTTAAGAAGAAATAATGGATTATGTTTTGGTTACTGTGTTTATTAGTTACATAGATAAAGAAACAGATCAACAAGAAGTTACTTACACAAAAGTTGAAGACACTTACCCAAATTTAATTGTTACTAATAATTTAATAAGCACTTTAAATAGCACAGATAAATTTAAGATTACTGGAATAGAATATGACTTAGAGTCTGTTAATTTTAAAAAAATCAATAAAGACATTGTTAATACTTGGCATTAACCCTGAAAACCAAAATAAACAACAATCAAAGCAAAACCCACACAAACATATATTTTAGTTACAGGGTCAAGATAACTAATGCTTTGCAATAAATTAAAAATAGAGTTTTTAAGAATCCATAAAATCATTACAAAAATAAAGGCATAGCTAACGGCAGTTAATATTTTAGTCATTTTATTTTCCCTTCTGTTGTGGGGGCTTTCGCCCCCTGTTAATTTACGCTACTTTTTCTTCTTTCACAAAATTTAAGACTCTAATTGCTTTACTAATATCTTTACAATTAGAAACATAATCAGATATTTGCTTAATAATTTTTTGTTTATCATCACTCCAAATATCAGTATTGACTTTTTTTTCTTTCATTTTAGTTTCCCTTCTTGTTGGTTAATTGTTTTTTGTATTTTCCCACCTTAAAATACTCTCTTTAGCATATTTCAAAGTGTTTACAGTATCACACCATTTATCGTGATCTTGATTTTCAACTCCATTATTTATTAATAAATTTATTTTCCATTCTTTATTGGAGTTGTTGTCTTCTCTTTGCTCAACCTCATAAACACTATTATTAATAGTAATATTGTAAGAGTGAGAATATTTGCCTTTTGTAGTTTTCATTTTTTTTTCCCTTTTGTTATTGTTCATACAGTAATAATATAGATATTATATAATATAGCAATAGCTTAATAAGTGGCTATTTATATAGCTTATAGAGGTAGAATATAGTACTTATTGCCTTCGTGGTACGAATCAAGTTTAGATTTGGGTAATAGTTCCATTATTTGAGATATGGTTTTAATAACCATTTTATCATTAAAGCAAAAGCAAATATAATATTGAGTATATTTAATATCGCACATAGTTGATTCCCATGCACAGTATTTTTTTAAATCTCGTATCTTGATTTTATTACTTGCTTTAATTTCTGCATAGAATTGTTTATTATTCCCGTAACAAAAATAGTCAGGCTGAGCAACCATAAGACCAAGCTTAGACCAGTGTGGGATAGGACTCTCAAACAAGTTTTCATCTGCGTTGAGTAAAAGCTTTTTAAAAGAAAGTTTTTTACTTCTACAATAATCTTCAAACCTTTTTTCAGCAAACTTAGGGTCATAGTTTTTAACTCGTTCATGGTAACTCTCCTTGTTTAAAGTTCCCTTACTAAATATCTTTTTTTCCATAATCCTTCACACTATAAATTCTGATTTGTTGTTGTAAATATTTAACTCTTAATTCTAGTATTTCTTTTTGTTCTTTAAGAATTAAAACCTCATTAGTCAGTTCTTCAATGATTCGTTCTAAATCATTTTTACCTCTATCGTCTATTTGCTTATGTGCCTTTGTGTTGCTATCCATGATCTCATATACTCCATTGTTGCAAGTAAGTTTGCATAATTAGATTTTGCTTTTGTATAAATTTTTTCAGCTTCTAACAGGCCATCAATATGAACTTTGTAAGACTGTTCAGATAAAGCATAGGACTTAGCTTCAGCCATTGAACAGCTTTTATCTATTCTATATTTTATAGTTAGAGTTTCAGCTAAAATTTTCTTATGCTCGTCTAATCTTTTGTAGGTGTATTGTTTTTCAGCCATATTATCTGAGGCTGTATCTAATTCTATTTTTATTTCTTCGGGTGATTTAAGCGAACAGTATTCCATATAGTCCTTCCTTGTATTACTGGTTATATAACAACTAATTATCTAGTTATTAACTCTTGAACTCTTATTCTTTGAAAACTAATTTGCTTAGCTTCTTCAAGATACTTCCTAGCTTTCGCTTGAAAGTTAAGACCAAGTTGATATTTTCTATTTTCAATATCACGAAGTCTTTGGAGTTCTTTCTGACTTACTGTCATTACTACTCTCCTTTTTACTTATTTTGGTTCGTTCCATTTTTAACTTACCAATTTTAACTTCTTTAAATTCTCCGTTTTTAGAATCTAAAGCATCTTGTTCATTGGGATAGTGTTCAATGTATTCAAAGAACGCTGAACCAATCTTAGTTTTAATTACTGTCATTATTATATTAATATTCTTTTAATAGCAATAGGGTTGGAAACCCTAGCCAAAAACCTAAAAAGGGAATAATTAGGGAAAAATAGGCTAGGGTTAAAATTCATTTAAAATTCAGATTTAAATATTTCTTTCATATCCTTTATAAAAGATTGAATAGAAACCTTATCTGCTTTTAATGAAGAACTTTCAAGTGCTGATTTGGTCATAGCTGAACAAAATATTTGCATTGATTTATTATCTACAAATTGAGTTGTTGGCTGTTTGTTAGCACCATAATTAAAGTCTGATGGCTTTTCTACCACTCCATTACTTGCAAAATGGTCAGGCTCATAGTTTCTTAAATCATCATCAATCGGTATCTCCTCTGTTGGTGTTGTACCATCTTGAGGTATGACCTGAATCATAGGCATCTTTGCAGAATTACTAAGAATAAATTTTTTACCAGTTTTTTTACTGATATCATATTCTATAGAAATAGAATCCCCTTGCTTAACTTCAATGTTATTGCCTGTGTAACAAACAAACTCTTCATCTCCCATCATAATCTTGTATGAAGGGTATTTACTTGGTGTACCCTGATAAGTTCGGTTATCAAATACTGCTGTTGCTACTCCTGTTTTATTAGTCATTATTTTTTACTCCTTTTTTTTGGGTTTAGAAACTGGTGCATTTTTAAACAAGCTAGTGCAGTTTCATCACAAGACTCATTAATTTCAAAGGCTTTAATATTAAGCTTACCTTCTTTGGTAGCATTAACTATAACACCTTCTTCAATCTCATATCCAAACATTTCACAGATTCCAATTTTATATAGATAAATTTGTACATACATTGAATCACGAATCCCTGATGAGGTCTTCCAATCGTAAATAATATATTTGCCAGTTTTTTTATTCTTAAACAAAGCATCTACTGTTCCACAAAATTTATGAACCCTAGATAAGACTCTAAATTCAGTAGCTACAATTTCAATATCTTCCTGTGCATCAAACCATTCTTTAAACTTACCAAACGACTTAATCATTTGTGGATTGTGCATCTCAGGAACAATTCCTTTATGTATGTATTCTTCTATAGCATCGTGAATTAATGTACCCACATTTCCAGCAGATACCATAAACTCATTGGGTGCTTTTTTAATCTTATCATACAATTCTATTAACTGAATTTCATCATAAGACCTACCAGCTTTAACTAATGCTTTAAACTTCTCTGCACACATTTTAGCAGACCACAAACCAATTACATTGGCTGGAGTAAGTAGTTTAGTAATGTTAGTAGCTGAAACTATTTCATTTTCATTCCAGTAGTATTTGTGAGGTACAGTATCAAAGTATAATAGTTCTGTAGAACCATCATTATATTCTAATTTATTTTCAATCATTTTTTCCCTTCCTGATTCGTTTTTTTATATAGTTATTATAGTTATAATTGCAAAAAGGCAAGTATAAAAAATAGCAAATCCTAACATTATTTTAAAGATTACTTTATTGCACATTTTCTTTAATAAGTTTTGTAAAGTTTTGATTTTCTATTAAACTTTGGTCAAAGAAAATTTCCATCGGAACTTCAAAGAACTTAGATAACTTATATAGTTTTTCCCCTGAAAGTCCGTTAGTACCTTTTTCGTACTTTTGGATTTGTTGGAACGTAATGTTTAAATTCCTAGCCAATTCTTCTTGTCGGATATATCTCATTACTGTTTTATTTTTTTTATTCTTAACTTCCTTAAATGTTCTAGTTCTTAAAAACCTAAGATTTTTTCCTATTTGTTTTCTGATTTCTAAATCGTTCATTATAGTTTCCCCCATTTTTGTTGATAGTCAATTATAGCTTCTGCTTTACAATCTGCAGGAATAGAATTGTCTGAACAATATTTATTTAGTTCTAATCGTTCATTTTCTTTTTGGGCTTCTTCTTCAGCTTGTTGTTTGTTATTTCTATCTAAGTCTTGTTCCGTCATCATTTGCCTTCTCCTTTTTATTTGTTAAGTAAATTATGTCCTCTACCCTCTAAGCAATTAACCATAATTAATTTATAATTATCTTTTGCTTTAGGACTCAACCACAAAAGTTTTGGTCTTATAAGGTAATTATAACTTTTCTTAGTTATTTCTAATGCTTTATTGGTATGTTGTTTGGATTGATATTCGCAACTTTGGACATCATCTGTTATTTCAGTTGCTCTAGCCTCATTCCATTTACCACTACGACCTTTAGAGTCTATAATTGGTTTAAATGTGGTGCAACTAGTCAGTGCTATCGTCAGTAGTAATACTGACAATGTTGTTATCTTTAGCCTTCTCATGTTGTTTTCCCTTCGTTGGTTTTTTTATTTTAATTTCAGCTTCATAACGGTCTGACAATTTCTTTACTACACTTGGCTTTTGTGAAAAATAGAAATTTACTATTTCAATTAATTCATCTTGTCTATTTTCCTTTAGCAAAATACTTAAGTGTATTTTGGCAAACAGTCTTTCGTTTATCTTTTGTACCATTTTCTATTTTCCTTTATATATTGTAAAGCTTGATTATACATTAAATCAGCATCACTACTAGTTATACTATAATCCTTCCTTGCGTCAAACTTAATTGAACTCTTTGAAGAACCCCACATAATTTCTTGAATCATAGAATTAACTATTCTTGACTCTTTGTTTATCTCCTCTTTAAGAATTTCTTCCTGTTGTCTGTTTATTAGTTCTGCTCTTTGAAAGCTATCGTTCAGACTCATTTTTTATTCCTCTCATTTCTACTAATCGGTTTAGCACTTTGTAATAGTTTTTAGGAACACCACTTGGGTACATAATTTCTTGCTCAAAAATATAATCCCTAAAAACTAAAGTCAATATTTCTATTTCTTCATTAGTAAATTTGTTTGCTAATTTTCCCATTTAAAAATTAACCCCAAGATTGAGTACCCAAATATTACCAAAGCTAATAATCCACCTACAATTAATACTGCCATTATTTTTCTCCTTTTTTGTTTTTGTTTTTCATACCTATTTTATGTAGAAGTTATATGCAAAATACAATATAATAATCACCTTAAAAGTGTTTAAATATATAAAAAGAATATAATAAAATCAATGGCTTATTATGTTGCTACTTTGTTCTTTGTAATATATAGGAGAAATTGTAGCCTTTTTGAGTGCCTTCCCTCAGATTGGCTACGCTATATGCTTATTCCAAAACGAATCATTATTAAATCAAGAATACATCTTGAATGGGTTGCAAGAAACAACAACTGCATTATCACTCGTTCTAATTACGGAGTCCAAGCTTGTCATGTAAGAACTGTTTTTGGTAGAGGCGATTGTGGAGTCGGAACTAAGGGTGGAGATATGTTTGTTGTACCTATGACTTGGCAAGTGCATCACGATCAACACACAATGTCTGAATTAGAATTCTATTGCAAACATAATATAAATCCTATAGAGATTGCAAAATCTTTAGCACTAAATACAAAGTGTAAGAAGATTAACAAACTAGCAAAGGAAGGCTTCTATGACGACTACATTAAACATTACGCAGATCAGCAAGAGTGTACAAAAAGCACTCTTAAATTCAAAGCTATATAAGGACAATGAGTTCTTTGATTTAGACCAAAAGAAAATACTAATCTCAGTCTTAAAAGACAAACTAAACATTAGTTACGCAAAGCTTGGTAAGGAACTTAATCTAAGTTGGTTTCCTGTTTATAAGTCTTGTCAGATAGCTAAGAAAAAATATCCTAAGATAATACAGCAAATTATAAAAACAATTAAAATCTAAAAGGGAGAATAAAATGGAGAAGGAAATAAATAAATTTCACGCACTACAACTATTTACAGATACATTTAGTGCTGAAACAGTACACTTAACAAACGAAGCAGTAGGAATCTATATAAGGTTATTATGTTTTTCTTGGACTAAAAACACCAAACCATTTAAAACTGAATCAGCATATAGAATCTGCCAATGTACTAATGTTAATTGTAACAGAAAAGTTGATAAAGTTTTGGAAGAATTCTTCATAGAAAATGTAGAAGATAGTTCATGGACTCATAAGAGATTAACACATGAACATCAGTATTTAACCAATAAATACAGAGTAAAAGCGGAAGCTGGAAGAAAAGGTGGTCTAGCAAAAAGCAATAATGCTACAAGCAAAACTCTACCCCTACCCCTATCCCTAAATCCTATACCTAAAAGTATTTTAGAGTCTCCATTTGACCAATTCTGGAATACACTTAAAACCAAAAAAGGAAGTAAATTCTTGGCAAGTAAAAAATTTAAGGTTCATTGCTCAGATTTAGACCCTGTAGAACTAGCTGAAAAATTTAATCGTTATTCTGCTACTGTTAAGGACATTGAGTTTTTGGCTCATGTATCTACTTGGATTAACCAAAAAAGGTTTGAAGATGAGGAAAATAACCAATCTTTAAAAACAATAGAACCTGAAATTTTTTACGAAGATATAAAATTAAAATTTACAGGTCAATTTGGAGAACACATGGAATATACAGATAATGATGGCGGTAAATATAAAAAACACAAATGGAACGGAGAACCTATACAAAAAGTTGCTTAGTTAAACAAATCATAGTAATAGGTTATAAATCACAACAGGAGAATCATTATGCCAAAAGGTAAAGGAACATACGGGTCTAAAAAAGGCAGACCACCTATGAAGAAAAAAAAGAAAAAGAAATAGATGGATATTATAACTAAAATAGACCCTGATTATGTATCTGAAACACATGATGTTGGTGCAACTTCAGCACAATCTTCAGCTATAGTAACTGGTTCAGGTAGAGTTAGAATTTGTACAACTACTCATGCACATATTAAATTTGGTGCAAACCCTACAGCAACTGAAGAAGATGTTATGATGCCAGTAAATCATGTTGAAATATTTGCTTTTAAAAGTGGAGATAAGGTAGCTTTTATTCATCATGGTGGGGGTGCTGGAGAAATAAACATAACAGCAGTTGATTAATGACTGGAATTACTACTTCAACCACTCTTAGAAACCTTTACACTAAGAACATAGCTGGTGGTAAACAAAAGAAAAAGAAGCCTAAGAAAAAAAAGAAATGAAGCCTAAAATTGTAAGGTTTGGTCATAGAGATTTCAAAATAAAATACATAACTCACAAACAAGCACAAAAAAAAGGAATCTATGGACAGGTAG